GCGCAATGGATTGCGGACCATTATTAAGCCGTTGATTGTCTCTATGGGGTTAGTTTGGCAGTAGTTGATTTCATTAAAATCATCAACAATGTTATAGGTCGTGCCAAACCCCATATCTGCAAGGATTACGGGGTCGAGTCTGGGTTGATGGTGCCTCTCGATAATTACGATGCTGTCATCACCATTGACTATAATGCGATATTGTCTTATACCGCAAGTGTTGAGCCAATAGGATAGTATTGCGTAATTAGTTAAACTATTTCCAAATCCCGTATTGGGCACACCAGACATTCTGGTGCCGCTAAAATTATACCGGGTATTGAATCGTGATGATCAATAATTAACACCAGTTTGCATTTCATACAGCATGTTAAACTCATCATGGCCAGGGTAATAGCTGCTAGTATATTTAGCTTCTGCCATCAACCAGCCAACATGTTGTCTGGAATCATACCGGCTGTGGTCAGCCAAAATGTAAACTGGATCTTCAAATGACCGTGCTACCGTTTTAATGAACTTCGCCTGTTTTAGCGGGTCCATCCCTTTAGTGGTCATTTGTCTACGATACCCCATGTTCTTAAACATTCTCTCAATCGGGAGTAGATAGGTCTGAAATAGTAAATTGTAACGAGGGCTAAAGCCTTGTATAGCGCGTGGTGCTTTGGTTGGGTCTTCTTTACGTTCATTCTTGACGAACATCGAAGCGCGTCGGTCTTTAAATTCAATAGTACGTGATGTTAATAATGAATTTTTCGCACTGACGTATAATTTGCGCTTACTAGCAGGCTTATTTGCGATGACTTGATCAAATGTGTAACGTTGCAGATTGGTTTCTGGTGGGTAATCACGGTACACATATGAGTATGCTCGCTCGATCATTGGTGCATCAACTTCAAAACGCTCAGCGTTTGTCATAAGATGTCGGCCATTGAGTGCGATATACTCATTGCACGGGCAGCGTCGATCAGTGTTCAACGGTAACTGATCCAAGCCTGGTATCACAAGTCGTGTGTTTGCTAAAGTACCTTTAAGTGGGCATGGCGTTATGATGCGGTGTTCGGCCGTGCCTTGTCTGCCACGTACAGTGATAAGTGGCGACGGGTACAAATG